CATCCCACAGAGAGTTTGACAACTCAACGTAGGATACGAGTTCATTGGCACTTCTATTACCGTGATGAGACCATGTGGTCCGTAAACGGATGGGTGTGATATCAACGCCTTGGAAGGCGTCGCACCCACAGGATTCTCGGAAGAATCCAGCCACGCAGCACTTCGACTCATTGAACTTAAGTCCAAAGAGCGGAAACGCTTGCAGCAAGAGAGCATAGTCTTCGCTCCTTGCTATAATATCATCACCATATACATAGACGTGTGGCCGATACTTATTAGGTATCGACGTTCGGCCATGTACATGAAGCACGGCAAGAGCTAGTGCATAAAAACATAACGCCTCTATGGGAAAGCAAACTGCTGAACCCATAGGAGCGAACGTGTTCAAATGCACTACCCTTCCATCCGGTAACTGCGTCTCCTTACTTCGAGAGGCTAAAAGCCCCTCTAACAAGGTAGTCCCAGCGAATAGTTCTTCAACTAATCGAAGGGAAACGCGGTCACTAGCGTCCTTCATATCGAGAGTCACGTACCTTTGGGTACGCGAACTAGACAAGGCCAGACGTCGGTTAATCGATTGATCCGTGAAATTCACGAACCCTCGAGTTAACCGATGCTCTTCAATCCAGGAGTATAAAGACTTCTGGATCCCTTGTTGAATCCATTGGTATTCCAATGGCTCTTTCGATATGAGTCTCGGTCCACGTGAATCCTTAGGCACAAGAACGACTTTTGCCGTTCCGTGCTCAAGGACTTCAAGGGACTGAAGCCAATCCATCTGGTCAACGACTTGGTTTAATCCGAGTACGTTGTACTCCGTGAAGGAGTAGGTGCGGTCCAGGGAGAGATATAGCCGGGAAAAGTTTGACTTTTCTCCGGTTTCTTCCCCTGTCGCAACAGCCCCCGGGCCATGTCTGGGAATAATATCCCGAACATCGTACCCATCGAGAAGACGGCACAAAAAAGTGCGAGCTTCCCGGAGGATTGGCCGAACACAGTCATCGAACTCAATGGAATCGAGTTCTTGCTGTGTCCGGACGAACGATTCGATAACAGAACTTTCTGTTGTTTCATCGTATGGTAGTTTGAGCTTGTACAGAAAGTACAAGAACTGCCTGACGTGCCTTATTGCGGTTATGTCGGGATCACTCCGGACATATCCGTCACCCGTGAAGATACGCTCTAATAACCACCCGAGAAATCGGGGAATTAACGTTCCTGGCTTCAAAGAGAAGCCAGATACGAGTAGAGGAGTATCACTATGCAAAGCGAAATCAATCGCTTTACCTAGTTTAGGAAGGGTCTTCGTTAAAAACGAAATCCCTTCCATCTGGACTCGAG